GCCGGTAAAGGCATTAACCTGAACCGAGCCAACGTCCCTGGAAGAGGCTATACCGTAGACCCGTACCATTCTTTGAGGAAGGTTTTAAACTTCCTTGCAAGTTTGGCATTGGTCTGAGCGCGTCTCGCCGAGCCTTTTCGGTTGTCGAACGTATCTCAATCAGGTAGTACATAAGACAATTCTTCAGCTCAGCCCCCTCACTGCGCAAGCAGCTCGGGAACTGTTTTGTTGATGTCATACTGCGCATTGGCAATTTCCGCTAGGATATTGACTTTGTGCTGCGTGACTTGTCAAATGGGTACCATCATGGTTTCGGGAAGTTCTCCGTCAGATGAGGGTTGGAATAGGTCCTCATACTCGAACAGGCGTTGTTCTATCATTTGATAGGACACCATACTGCTCTGGTAAAGTTCTTTGGCCAAATCACTTAAGCATTGAGTTCAGGCATAAGCGAGCTTTCCTTTCACTCACTTATCCGAACGCGAGCATGACAACTTAAACTGATTTAACCCATAAGGGCGATCAGTTATGCCGTCATTCTCTCATCAACGCTTGAGTTGCATTAGCAAGAGAATCTCTTTGAGCCTCTTCGCTCGTGTTCAACTTTGTTGTTCACTTGCGTCGAGAATCTTAAAGATCTCAGCAAAGAACCCTATTATCCGGGTTCCGGACACTTCCTGATGGGACAGTAACGACTTTGTTAATGCATTGTCGATACCGACGGCCATAAGACCGGCGTCTCCTCTTGAAGACAGAACTGCACCAATAGGGAAAGGTGTGACCTCAACCCCTTTAAGGAAATAACGCTTAGCAAACTCTAAGAAGTCTTTACTTCCGAAAGTTTTACTTTCGTTTACTTCCATATTGAGGGATGAACACACGGCCCGATACGCTTTAAAAGCTACATCTCCTACAATCAACGCATCGTCACCAAGAACGTAATATTTTGGCTCTTGTCGAGCTAATTTAAAAGCGAACCTAATGATGATGTGGTGGGTGATAGCCATCATCGGCCAGGAAGAGTAAGCACCCATTGGTTGGCCCTGTGCGTAAGCACGGGTCTCTCCATCTGGGCAACTGAAACCTCTGTCCGTCATGACTCTCAATCAGGATTGACCATAAGCTTCGTCGTCCATTAGCACACCTAAGATGTGAGCCTGAAGTAACGCAGGCATCCTATCTGTGGCAGCTTTTAGATCGATTGAGTAAATAGTCTCTCCTAGTACCTCCGGGTCGGTTAAGATAGACTTGAAGTTACTTTGATTAAAGGTACAGTCATTCTCTCATCCCTTTAGCACACTGTTAAGCAGAGTGTGTAAAGGTTTGAGGACTGTCTGAGACCAATAGTCGAAGATAGCAACGAGTCGTTTCTTACCCTCTTTGTCGTCAACTTCCGAGAGTTTTCTTAAACAAGGTTCTTGGTCCGCCTTTGCTTTTCCAAGCGAGACTGGATTCTGAAGGGCGAAGTACTTACCCAATCAGCCTTCCTCGTCGTTCGCAAGGTAGTAAAGGTCGTGCTTAAGTTCCATGTCAAGATACTTTAGGTCGTCGGTGGCAGTAAGGGTCGCCGGTCCGTTTGGTCCCATTGACGTAGAAAGATGCGGATAAATAGGGGCAAGTTGGGACTTTTCAAGAACAAGATCTGAAAGCTCTTCCTCAATGAAAGAGATCAACCCTTTGTGTATATTAGGGTCTTCCCCTTCAGTGATGGTCGAGTAATCAGGTTCTGATCGAGAAATGAATCACCTAGTAATGTATAAAAGTGATAACACAATTCTGATAGACTCAGGTTCTTTGGCCTTTATAATTGGTATCAAAGGTCCAAGGATCTTAGGTAAACCAGTACTATGTTGTCTCCTAATCCATATCTTCCGACTCTCCTTGATAGGAAGCGGCGTCCCCGCTAAATACCGAAGGGTATCTAAGCGGATCTGCTTATTCCATTCTATGGAGAAAGGGATTCCTTTCGTCACCATGACCGATTTAAGTATATCGTGATAGTGATCAATTGACTCCTTAAGGTGGTGTTGGCGCTTGTAACGGATATAGCTCTTGAGCAGGTCTGTTGACTTGGTCAGGATAGCTAAATTCTTAGCAAGCACGGGGGATGACCCAGTATTTGTTTGTTTATCGAATTTGTTAATCATGTTCGTCTTTTGGTGAGGACCGCTTTCGCCTTACGGTTGCTTGAACATCCTCAGGGTTGGGTTACGGTCATTGAGTGCACCGCACTCCAAGC